CATGGGCGCGGCGCGGGCCATCTTTGGTGACGAAAGGAACTTCAATGTCTTCAAAATTACCTGACGGCTGGATTCAGCGCATTTTTGCGACTATGCAAGGCAACTACGGCACTCGGTTTATGAATCAATGGAAGACCGGACAGACGTTGCCGGACGGGTCGGATGCCGGTGTGGTGAACGCCATGAATCATTGGGCAGACAAAATGGGCGGGACAAGCGCAGCCACCATCAAACGTGCGCTGGAGAATTTGCCCGAGGAGCCGCCCAGCTTGCCACAATGGATCAATTTGCTGCGCCGCAGCTATGTTGAGCCGCCAATTTTGCGGTTGGGCAACGAATTGACCGCTGAACAACGGGCAAAAAATAAGGCCAGGATTGCCGAATTGATTGCAAAGTTGAAAGAAAAAGCATGAGACACGCAGCCAGGGTTGACGCTAACCAACAAGCCATAGTTGCTGCGCTGCGGGCGGCTGGCGCTTATGTGTGGATTATTGGCCTGCCGGTTGACCTTTTGGTAGGCTATAAAAACTGGACTTTTCTCATGGAAATTAAAACCGACAGCAAAGCGCGTTTTACGGGTTTACAAGCTGACTTTTTTGAAAAATGGGCCGGTGGCACGTTATGCAGAGTTGACAGCCCACAAGCGGCTTTGCAAATGATTGGGGTTGCCAATGCGGAGCCTTGAACAAAACCGCATGATGTGGGCAAACCTTGAAGACATTGCCCAGCAAGTGGTGTGGTACGGTGTTAAGCTGACAAAAGACGAATGGAAAGATGTTTTGACCGCCGCGCTTAAAAAACAGAAGGTTGTGCCTGGCATAGAAGGCGGTTTTGTTGTGATTGGTGCGCGAACTAGCAAGATGACCGTGCCCGAAATGACCGAACTGATAGAGTTATCCACAGCCTTTGGCACACAACAAGGCGTGAAATTCCGCGCATTTGTAGACGAATGAAATGCCCCGAATGTGGCGCATGGACGGTTGTCAAAGAAACCCGTTCAGACCAAAACAACACCCGCCGCCGCCGGATTGAGTGCGCCAATATGCATCGATTCACTACCTTGGAGACTGTAATTGCTACAAAAACACGCATACGTCAGAAGCAAAAAACTGCTGAAATTAGTGGCAAGCCTTGATTGCCAATGCTGCGGATCGGGTCAAATGGTGCAGGCCGCACACACAAATTGGGGCGGTGGCAAGGGTCGGAGCATCAAGGCCGACGATAATTTGGTGGCTGCGTTGTGCCTGCATTGCCATTTTGAGATTGACCAAGGCGCAAATTTGGACAAAAATGAGCGCCAGCAGCTATGGAATCAGGCGCATCAAAAGACGGTGGACGCATTGACAAGCGCCGGACAATGGCCTAAAGACGTACCATTGCCTTACAATGGGGTTTTAGAGGTGGCGCTATGAAAAAGAACGTTGCGGATTTCATTTCGACCATGCTGCATAGCGGCACGGTCACCCATTTCATGCATTTGTCAACCGACAGCTTTGCGGTGCACATGGCATTGGGCGCGTACTACACCGAGATTGTGGAACTGACAGACCAGTTTGCCGAGGCATATAACCGCGGGTATGAAAAGATTAAGGATTACCCTGAGAACTTCCACAACGCCAAAGACCCGCAAAAGTACATGGCAAGCATGAAAGCGTTTATTGAGAAGAATCGCGTGGCCCTGCCGGATGACAGCCAATTGCAAAACATCGTGGACGAAATTGCCGCGCTGGTAGACTCTACGATTTACAAGCTAACCCTCAAATGATCCGCATATTTGCAGGATACGATCCTCGGGAATCCGTGGGTTACCATGTATTCTGCCAATCGGTCATAGAGCGCACCAAGGGGCTTGTCAGCATCACGCCCTTGTCGGGTAAGCAGCGGGACGGCACAAACGCATTTACTTACCAGCGGTTTCTAGTCCCATTTTTGTGCGGATACCAAGGTAAAGCCATATTCCTGGATGGCAGCGATATGCTGATGCTGGCAGACATTGAAGACTTAGAGAGCCTGTTTGACCCGCGCTATGCCGTCCAGGTGGTCAAGCATGACTATCAGACCAAACACCTAAAGAAGTACATTGGCACACCGATGGAAGCCCGCAATGGCGACTATCCAAGGAAAAACTGGTCAAGCGTGGTGCTGTGGAATTGCGAACATAGCCGCAACAAGGTGCTGACACCGGAATTCATTGAGGAATCCAGCGGCGAGGAATTGCACCGATTCCAATGGCTGCCCGACTCACTCATTGGCGAATTGCCAAGGGAATGGAACGTGCTAGTAGGCGAACACGACCATTTGCGGACAAAGATTGCCCACTACACGCTGGGCATTCCCGAATTTGACCATTACGCAAATTGTGATTACAGTAAACCGTGGATAAACACCAAGAGCCGGATGCTCAATGGGTTAATTCATATGAAGGACACGCATGGCTGACAATCAACAATTGGCTGCTGCTTTAAGCGGAACAATAAAAGCCACACCGAGAAATCCGGTGTTGGGCGGTGTTGCCGACTTGTTGGGCATGGCCTATAAGCTGCCCGAGATGCCTCGCCTAGGTGTGCCTGGCATGGACTTTTTAGCGGCAAATCGCAATAAAGTGCTGGATTTGCTTGGAATTGGCGATGTTCAAAAGACCGCCGATGCCTTGTCTTATGGCAATGCGATCGGAACAGGCAAGGGCATGACCTACCGCCCAAAGGACGAAACCATTAATGCTGCGCTGGCGGTTGCGCCTATGGTGGCTCCAGCCGCCCGTATGGTTGGCAAAGGCGCAATGGAAACAGGCCGGTTTGTTGCGCCAAAAGCTGGACAGCTTGCCGAGCAATACATGGTGAACACCGGCGGCATCCTGCCATTGGATGTGTACCACGGCACACCGCACAGATTCCCGCCTACGCCAAGGAATCCGCTAGGCGAGTTTGACGCAAGCAAGATTGGAACGGGTGAAGGCGCACAGGCTTTTGGACATGGCATTTACACTGCGGAAAGCCCTAATGTTGCTAAAGGTTATGCTGAACAACTTTCAACGGCGCAAGGGCCATTGGGTGATGTTGCTAAATATTGGCGTAAAAATGGTGGCGAAAGCGCGTTTAGGGCTTTTGCAAAAGATGCCGGTCTACCGCCCGCAGAAATAGAAAACACCGCTAACGTAATTCGCAACACCGGCAACCTTTACAAAGTAGACTTACCGGACGAGAAGATAGCAAAGATGCTAGATTGGGATAAGCCGCTAAGTGAGCAAAATGCCCAAGTTCAAAAGTTTTTTGCTCCTTATGTAGAGCAAAGGAAAAAAATAGAAGGTGGGCGTAGTGGTTCAGAATGGGGCGATTTAGCTGGGCCACGGGCATACGATCCTACTGGGAATGAATTGCTTAGACTAATTTCTCAAAATGACAAAATGAATGCACAAACCGTTCTTGGTGGAGGATTAGGGCCGGAAGTTTCTGCAAAATTGCGTCAAGCTGGCATTCCTGGCATCAAGTATTTTGACGAAAGTTCACGCTCCGCTGGTAAAGGCACACGCAACTTTGTCGTGTTCCCTGGCGAAGAGAAAAGTATGACAATCTTAGAACGTAATGCAAAAAAGCCATAAAGAATGGGTTTTATATGATTGCTGAATCTAAAGTAAATAAAAGTAGACCCAAGTATGGTGGTCGCAGTGCAGGAACGCCCAACAAGCTAACGCAAGAGGCGCGTGAGGCGATTGCGCTGTTTGTTAATGACAATGCCCACAGATTGACCGATTGGCTCGATAAGGTCGCATACGGCGATCCTGACTATGACATTAAGCCCAATCCGGCAAAGGCGTTTGAACTGTTCCAATCGGTGGTGGAATACCATGTGCCCAAGCTGGCAAGGACTGAGGTCACAGGCGCTGACCAAGGGCCGGTGGAAATGGTAGTGACATGGGCAAGCGGGAAATAATCCTGCCCTACAGCCCTCGGGACGCATTTATGCCGTTTCACAACCGCACGACCCGCTGGTCATGTTTGGTTGCACACCGAAGAGCCGGTAAGACTGTGGCGGCAATCAACGATGTGATTAAGCGGGCAATCACCGAGGGACACCGAGGCGCACAGTATGCGTACATTGCCCCGTTCCGCAGCCAGGCCAAGCGGGTGGCATGGGACTACCTCAAGTATTACGCCGCGCCCATCACCAGTTCTAGCAATGAATCCGATTTATCGGTAGAACTCATCAATGGCGCAAAAATCATGCTGTTTGGCGGGGACAACGCTGATGCCATGCGCGGGATGGGATTCAATGGGGTCTATCTTGACGAATACGGCGACTTCCGGCCTAGCGTTTGGGGCAATGTGATTCGGCCTACGCTGTCTGACCGGCTTGGTTGGGCGGTCTTTGGCGGCACACCCAAGGGTAAAAACCAGTTCCACGACATCTACAAGGTCAGCCAAAACACGCCGGATTGGTTTCTGCTGCGGTTACCGGCGACTGTGAGCAAAATCCTGCCGGACTCCGAATTAGAGGCGGCACGGGCGCAATTGAGCCAAGACCAATACGACCAAGAATATGAGTGCAGCTTTGATGCGGCAATCATGGGCGCTTTCTATGGGCAAGAGATGCGCTTGGCGCAGGACGAAGGCCGGATAAGGGAATTGCCATTTGATGTCGACGCGCCGGTCTATACCGCCTGGGATTTAGGTTACCGCGATGACACGGCAATATGGTTCTATCAAGTAGTCCGAGGCGAGATTAGGGTTATGGACTACTACGCCGTCAGCGGCGCAGGCATTGAGGACATAGCCCAAGTGGTAATCGACAAAGGCTACCGGTACACCAAGCATTACCTACCGCATGACGCACGGGCAAAGACGCTGGCATCGGGCGGCAAATCCATCGTAGAACAGCTTGCGGCGCACCTTGGCGGCATGAGTAAGCTGGCAATTGTGCCTGAGATTGGCATTCAAGACGGCATCCAGGCGGTCAGGATGGTGCTGCCACGGTGCTATTTTGACCCAAGCTGTGAGGATGGGTTGGAAGCATTGCGCCAATATCAGCGGGAATATGATGAGGACAAGAAGGCATTTCGACAAAATCCCCGCCATGATTGGTGTTCACACCCAGCGGATGCCTTTAGAATGCTTGCAGTCGCCTACAGGCAAGAGGCAAGAGATCAAACGCCGCCCAAGGGCAAGACCATCCAAACCATCACCTTGGATGAATTGTGGGATTTTGACACTCAACATCATCGTGGAGAACGAATATGAGCCAGCCAGTAGCAGAAGTCGGGGCATACAAAAACATCACAGAAACAGGCGCAGTCACAACAGGCCCGTGCCAATTGCTTGGTTTTTACGTCAACAACACCAATGCCGGCACTTTGGTGCTCCGAGACGGCGGCGCAAGCGGCACGGTCATGTCCGGCACGATTACCCCAGCCATTGGGTTTCACCGATTCCCTGCTAATGTTGGTTCAAGCCTATACGCAACCGAGGGCGGCACGTTAGATGTGACATTCTTCTTTGCATCGGGTAACTAATAATGGCTTACGAAGACAATGGCGCTTATGAGGGCGAAGACCCTGGCCCGTATTGGCACGACCAAATAGAGGCGGCGCAAAA